CCACCGCTGTTTTTTTCAAGGGTTTGAGCTTGTAAATGGGTAAGCGTGGTCCACAAAAAGAAAGTACACAAAAGTTGCGTAACCGTGGCTCAAATCTGGCTAAGGAGCGTGAGGGTGAGCCGTCCGGCGGCGATTTCACCGGCACATGCCCTGATTGGATTGAGGACCGTGCTAAGGCGAAATGGTTTGAGCTTGTCCCCCGCCTGAAAAACGCAGGATTATTGACTGACTTGGATGAGGACGTGGTTGCTCGTTATTGTGTGTGGTGGGACGACTATATCACCCTGAAGGAAGCGAGCCCGTGCGCATATTGTGATTTGGCCCGGTGCGAGCAACAGTTACAGAAGTTAGGGTCAAAACTTGGCTTGAGTCCTTCGGACAGGGCTGGTTTGTGTGTCTCTGACAATAAAGGCGTAAAAAAGGACAAGACGTATTCCATTAAGTTTGGATAAGGACTTGCGGGATAACAACCCGCCCTCCTGAATGACAGACACAATAGAAAAATTAGACTTGGCGATTGCCGGGTATGACCCTTACGAGTCTGCCGGCGACTGCTATTTTGACGAAAAAGCGGCTCAGGCGGTTGTCGACTTCTTCAGTGATGAGCTTGAACTCATTGAGGGCAAGTGCGCCGGTAAGCCGTTCCAGCTTGAGGGCTGGCAGCAGAAGATCGTCCGTAACCTGTTTGGCTGGAAGAGGCCGGATGGGACAAGGAGATACCGTGAGGCGTTCATTTTTGTCCCCAGAAAGAACGGCAAGACCCCGTTCTGTGCTGGTTTAATCAACTATGTCGCCTTTTGTGATGGTGAACCGGGGGCACAGATATACTCGGCGGCGGGCGAGCGGGAACAGGCCGCCCTGGTGTTCCGTCACGCGGCGGGGATGATTGCAAGAAACCCCGTCCTTAGTGCGCTGTCAAGAGTGTATAGAACATTCAAGAGTATTGAGTTTGGCGGTGGCGCTACTGTCTATAAGGCGTTATCGGCAGACGCGGACACCAAGCACGGACTGAACGCCCACCTTGTTATCAATGATGAGCTTCACGTCCAGCCCAACCGTGACTTGGTTGACACGCTGGAAACAGCCACAGCGTCACGGTTACAGCCGCTCATCGTACATATCACGACGGCGGGGTTTGACAGGTCCACAATCTGTTATGAGAAGTATGATTATGCCAAAAAGGTTCGGGATGGCATTATTGAGAACCCCTCTTTCTTCCCGGTGATTTACGAGGCAGAGCCAACGGACGACTGGAGGTTGGAATCAACGTGGGTCAAGGCCAATCCCAATCTTGGGGTGAGTGTTGAGCTGGACTATCTGCGTCAGGCGTGTGAAGAGGCCAAGCAGATACCGGCCAAAGAAAACACATTTAAACGGCTTCACCTGAATATCTGGACTGAACAGGATGTCCGGTGGCTGTCGCAGGAACGCTGGGATACGTTGGCGGGTCGTGTAAATACAGAAACGCCGTGCTTTGCCGGGCTTGATATGTCCACCACCACAGACTTGACGGCTTTCGTCTTGGTGTTCAAAGACGGCGAGAGGTATTCGGTGAAGCCGTTCTTTTTTGCTCCCAGAGAGAATGCGATCAACAGGGAAAAGAAGGATGGTGTCCCTTACTTGACCTGGGCACGGCAGGGGTTTCTCGAATTAACCGAAGGCAACGTAGTGGATTATGATTATGTTCGCCGACGGATCAACGAAATCGGGCGGGAGTATGAGATTAAGGGGATTGCCGCGGACCGCTGGAACGCCACCCAGCTTATTGTTCAGTTGGCCGGGGATGGGTTTGAGCTTGTTCCGTTTGGTCAGGGGTTCGCTTCAATGTCCGGCCCATGCAAGAAACTGGAAGAAATCATTTTAGGCGAGAACCTTACCCACGACAACAATCCCGTTATGAACTGGTGTGTTTCAAATGTCTGTGTGAAAGAGGACCCCGCCGAGAACATCAAGCCCATAAAATCCAAAAAGACAGAGCGGATTGATGGTGTCGTGGCGCTGGTGATGGGGCTGGGGCTATGCATTCAGGAGGAGGTTTTGCGTCCGTCCGTTTATGAAAACAGAGGAGTCAGCTTATTATGAAATGGCCGTTTAGCAAGCCCAAAAACGAGGCGGTTTCACGCTTTGGTTCGTGGATTGACTGGTTTTCTTCGCCGGTAACATCATCGGGGATGGTGGTCACGAATCAGAACTCATTGACACTTTCGACGGTCTTTGCCTGTATCCGTAATATCTCGGAGGATATAGCTAAAGTTCCGTTGAAAGTGTATAAAAAGACAGGCGACGACAAAGAGGTTGTCGCTGACCATCCAATCTCCATGCTGCTGAACCGTGCCCCGAATCCCGACATGACGGCGATGGATTTCAGGCAGACAATGACGGCGAATATGCTGGGCTGGGGCAATGCCTATGCGGAGATTGAGCGGAACCTGGGCGGCCAGATTACCGGATTGTTTCCCTTGCTGCCTGAAAAAGTCAAGCCCCGCCGGTTGGAGAATGGCCAGATTATCTACGAGGTCACGGATGAGGATGGCAAGCCGACGAATATACCCGCCGACCGCATTTTACATATACGGGGGTTCAGTCCTGACGGGATTGTCGGATACAACGTGATCGAATATGCCCGTGAAAGTCTGGGTGCGATTAAGGCGGCGGAGAAGTTTGGGGCTACCTATTTTGGGAACAATACTGTACTGGGGGGTATCCTTAAACACCCCACGACCTTGACCGATAAATCACGCGATAACCTGAGAAGGTCGTTGGAGAAATACAGGGGAGCCGAGAACGCCAATAAAATCCTGTTGCTGGAAGAGGCAATGGAATGGATACATCCGGTCATTCCGCCGGAAGCGAGTCAATTCCTTGAGACCCGTCAATTTTCAATCCCCGAAATCTGCCGATGGTTCCGAATGCCGCCGCACAAGGTTCACGACCTGACCCGCGCGACCTTCAGCAACATCGAGCATCAGGACTTGGAGTATGTCAAAGACTGCCTTACGGCGTGGTTCAAGCGGTGGGAGGAGTCAATCTGGCACAAATTGCTGTCGGATAAGGAAAAGCGGGCGGGTTATTACGCGGAGCATACAGTGGAAGGGTTGCTGAAGGGTGATATTCAGTCAAGATATGCTTCTTATCAAATCGCTTTGGGCAACAACAATAACCCCGGCTTTATGACCATCAATGAGGTCAGAAAACTTGAGAATCTCAACTCGATGGACGGGGGTGATGAGCTTTTTAGCCCACAGCAAGAGGATGAATCAATGGAAACACAAAACATGGAGCCAATCGATGAAGAAATGCAGTCAGATAATAAGCGGGATAACTAACACGGCGTGGGCCATTCTGCCGTCGAAGATGGATGAGATTATGGCCCTGTTAAACAGCCGGATTACCGGCGAGATTGACGCTGAATACCAGGCGGCGCGTTCATCTGCGTCGAACAGGGGCGGCGCGGTAGCGATATTGCCTTTATATGGGGTTGTCAGTCAAAAGGTCAACTTGATGGTCCAGTACTCCGGCGGCACATCGACGGAAATGTTTGGGCAGTGGTTCGATGAGGCGATGGCCGACAGTTCTATTTCTTCGATTGTGCTGGATGTGGACTCGCCGGGCGGTTCCGTGTATGGCATCGCCGAGCTTTCCCGCAAGATTTACAACGCCCGCGGCAAGAAACCCATTATCGCCGTGGCCAATTCACTGATGGCGTCGGCGGCGTATTGGGTAGCATCGGCGGCGGACGAAATCCACGTCTCCCCCGGCGGCGAGGTCGGATCAATCGGCGTGATTGCCGTGCATGTGGATCGTTCCGGCGCCAACGAGAAGGCGGGGATTAAGGTCAATTACGTTACCGCTGGTGACTATAAGGCGGAAGGAAACCCGGACGAACCCCTTCAAGATGAGGCGTTGGGGTACATGCAGAGCCGGGTCAATGATTACTATTCCATGTTTGTTTCCGATGTGGCCCGTAACCGCAAGGTCAGCACATCAGAGGTGCTTTCCAAGTTTGGGCAGGGTCGTGTTGTCGGTGCGGACATGGCGATTAAGCAGGGCATGGCGGACAAAAAGAGTTCGTTTGAGTTTGTATTACGTTCCACAGCTTCACGAAGGAGCTGATTACATACATGACAAAGTTAAAAACCTATTTTAAGGAATTCAAAAATGAAAACCAAAGTTGAAATGCTGACAAGACTTGAAGAAGTCTCAAAGCAAATGGGAGATATTATGTCCACGCTCGGCGAAATTCCTACCGACGAACAGCAGATGGACATCAATAAGCTCGAAACAGAAAGCAAAGCACTGAAGGCCAGTATCGAAATGGCGACCAAGGCAGAAGAGGCATCGAATCGCCTGGAAGAGGCCAAGCAGTTAAAGGTTCCGCGTCTGGCCCCGGACACCACTCATGACATGGAAGAGCATGTCACGAAGCTGCCCGCCTCTGTCCGTAAATGGGGCAAGCTGAAATGCTTCACTGACAGCGCAAAATATACCAGCGATGTCAAGGCGTATCGGTTTGGTCAATACCTTCGTGCCACTCTGGGCAGCGACAAGGCCCGTAACTGGTGCTTGATGAATGGTGTTGAGATTCGCGGTGCCATGCTGGAGGACAACAACAGCAAGGGTGGCTACCTGGTCCCCGGCGAGTTTTCCTCAGACATTATCCGGTTGGTTGAGGAACGCGGCGTCTTTCGCAGGAATGCCCGTGTTGTCCCCATGACCCAAGACAAGCTGGACATCCCGAAATACTCTGCTGGTTCTACCGCCTACTTTGTGGGTGAAGCCAAGGCGATTACCGCCTCTGACCTGACTTATGAACTGGTGACATTGATTGCCAAAAAGCTGGGCGCGATTGTCCCGGTCAGCGGCGAGCTGTCAGATGACGCGGTTGTCAATGTGGCCGACCTTGTAGCGGAAGATATTGCTTACAAGTTCGCCGACAAAGAGGACGAATGCGGCTTCAATGGTACGGGTTCCGGCACCTACGGTGGTATTGTCGGGCTGCGTCAACAGCTCATTGAGAAGGTGCTGGCTGGCGATGGAACATCGGCTGTTCCGGCTGGTTCCGGTCTGGTCCGTTATGGTACAGGCCACAGCTATGCCAACATTGCCATTGCGACATTGACCCAACTCATCGGCAAATTGCCGGTCTATGCTGAGCGCAATGCCAAGTGGTACATGAGCAAGGTTGTCTGGTCGTATTGTCTGGACCTGTTGGCGGACGCGGGCGGGAACACCATCCCCACTCTGATGCAGGGCGGTGGTCCACAGTTGTTTGGTTACCCGGTCCAGTTTGTGGATGTCATGCCAAAGGCAAGCGCTGTCAACCAAGTCTGCGTCTTGTTTGGTGACCTCCGCTTAGCGGCTACCTTTGGTGACCGCAGGTCGATGGCGATGGCCATGAGCAATTCGGCATATGTCGGTTCGACCAGCATGTTTGAGACTGACCAGGTGGCGATTCGTGGGATTGAGCGGTTTGACATTGTTACACACGATGTCGGCAGCACCACCGCGACCGGCCCCATTGTCGGGATCATCAGCCACACGGCGTAATTTAACGGAAAACGAAAAAACAAATTAGGAGTATAAAAAATGAATGCCATTGAAAAGTGCAAACCACTTGCCATTCAGCCGGGAACATCAACGACCTCGGCAACGGCTTTGTGGACGATTGACACTATTGGATGCAGCAAGGTACATATCTATGTCCTGAGCGGCACCCAAACAACGACCTCCCAAGTGTGGTCGGACATCAGCGTATTCCAGGGGACAAACACCTCTGCCACCACGCTGATACCGGCGGCAAGCTGGGCAACCGCGGCGACCACAAGCGCCGAGAACGCCCTGCCCGGGCACGCGACCGCTGGGTTAGCTGGAAGTACTGTTGAAATCCACCTCGATATGAAGGGGAAAGAACGGTACATCAATGTCTACACCACGCGCGGCGCAACCCCGACGGCGAATGCGGACGGGTCTTTGTTTGTTCTGCTGGAACCGCAGGAAAGTGCGGACAACACGACAACGAAGGCGACGTACAACTTGCAGGAA